TTTTGCAACAGTCTGTTTGCATCATGGACAATAGCGACACGGGCATCTCTGCCAGCGTACCTACGAACTTCGTCTAGATGTTTGGGATCGAAAGAAAAACGTTTAGCCAGGAAGGAAAGATCAGCCAGGTTGTCAGACTCACCCTCGACTCTAACTTGAACACCCCTTTTTAGCCAATACTCACTAATAAGCTCAGCGCTGAACACGCTTTTTGGAAGATTAGTTGACCAGAAATTGTCATCAGAAAATGATGAAAATTTTACATCTTCGTAGAATTGTGAATAAGGGCGGCCAGTGATGTCGCCATAAGCCTTGAGCATCATGATTTCCATATACATAGTATTGTCTGGGGTCGTGGAAGAATGCCCCGTTGTCAGGCCTTGCTTCTTGAAACGAGCTCTACCTGTATGGATATCGATGACCCAAGAAGCAACAAGATTGTCCATCATCCCATCTATCATAGTGTAGATGTTCTCACGTTGGGGATGATTTTGGTAACCAAGCTTGCGTAAACGCTTGATTGTGTCTGTTGCGTCTATGGCAGCAGTTGAGTCAAGGGCAGTCACATCCATAGCGAAATGGTGCTTATAGGCAAGGTGTTGCTCTGCCAAAGCTGCCAACTCACCATGGGCTGGTGAAATGCCCACAGCAGAAAAAGAAGACGGATCGGTTCTTTTGTTAATGTCCCCGTCTACAGCCATCCCTGCGTAGTAATTCAAGGGATCCTGTGCGATGATCGTTCTTATCTTCTCTCTTTCAACGTAAGACATAGGAAGAACTTCATCTTTCTCGAAGACGTGTGAGACCGTGGGAAACAGTTCTGGTGAAGCGATGTAATCGCGAATGCCCTGGATGAAAGCTTGCTTTCCTCCAGCTTGGTTCACCAATTCCTGTCTTTTCATGTTCCCACGTTCATTGAACCGATATGGAAAACCTGCGGAGTAATTTTTATGCCACTTCCTCCAAACCTCTTCTGGGTTTAGAAGTTGTGCATTTGCGAAACGGGACTGATT